TCTGCCGGTTGTCGGGTCGTTACCGACCCATCGTTTAATATAAATATATTAACCCCTCTAGCCGTCGGAGGATAGAATCTCCGCAAGTTCCTAGCAGGACTAATCACAGGAAACCTAGTAACATCTAACGTAGGTACTGTATTCTCAAACACAGGAACGTATTTACGGTGGAACAACAGTTGATCTACAGACGTAGATGCCTGTATAACAGTAACTGTTATGTTCTGGTCCATGCTAACAGTCACAGACGGCACTGTAGACGTTCCAGCAATCACTGAAGGTGCTATACCAGCGTCACCTGTAACGGTCACAGAAGGCGTTGTAGCAGCCGTAGAAATGACGCTAGGTGCTACACTCGCTGTGCCAGATATAGTCGCAGATGGGGTTGTAGCAACACCAGCAATAACACTAGGAGCTACGCTTGCTGTGCCTGATATTGTAGCTGATGGCGTAGTAGCGCTAGTAGCTATAACGCTAGGAGTTACACTAGCTGTCCCTGTTACAGTCGTAGCAGGTACAGTTGTCGTACCTGCAATTACCGCAGCGGCAACATTCGCAAAGGCTGTTACGGTTACAGCCGGTACAGTCGCAGTACACGCTATTGTTGAAGGAGATACGGTAACGCTTGACTCTCGGTAAGCCCCAGAGTTTCTGTAGTCTGTTGAGGTACGGTATGCTACGCCAGCCACGCATAACCTTCCTAACTTGGTTGATCTGGGAAGTTAGCGGTGTCGGCAGGAGTCCATGTTGCTGGGAAGTCTCGTAGTTGTTGCCTGTATGTAACCCATTCAGCTTTCTTGCTGTCGGTTAAAGGACTGTCAATTACTTGAGTCCAATCACTTTGTACCAATAATACATTACGTTGATCTTTCATTCGTTCAATTAACCATTCATTTGGAATAGTTTCTGGATCTAACAATTCGTTTCGTAAATTCATTATGCCACCCTGTACACTATTTGACCTGTGAAACTGTCACCTGTTCCCCATGAAGGCGCAGGTGTTGCTGGACCTACCCCCCCTGCATACGAATAATTACCTGAACCAATGTACCAACCATAAAAATTAATTTGTGTTGCGCTAACTACTACACATTGACCCTGATGTATCTTTCCTTGGCTTGTGTCATGGAACCAACCAGTACCAGCTATTTGCCAATGATCGTAGTCAGCATCTACAGGAGGTGCTAATGTAACAGTTCCAGTAACTGAAGTAGTACTTCCAAAAATTATCTTAAATTGTGCAACACAAACTTTACCAATCACAATATGTCTTATCGTATTAGTTGATGCGTTACCTACTGATACGCCACCCCATGATGGCGTACCTTCAGTCCAAGAAGTTCCAGAACCATCAAGTATATTTAACTCAGCAGCAGTAGACGTAACAGCCGTAGACCCCAAAATCAAATCACCGTCAGGAATCGTAACATCCCCAGTAAACGTAGGAGTAGCATCCCACGCAGACGTACCAGAACCAGTACCCATAAGCACAGCATTAGCCGTAGCATTAGAATCACCAGTACCAACCTTAGTCTCTAACGCAATAATCGCACCAGAATGATTCGTATGAACAACATCATGCTCCTTACCAGAATCATCCATCTCATCCGACGCAGCAATAGTCGGTTGCTGAGTAGAAGTATCTAAACTACTAGGAAAATTTGTAGCCATTTAACCTCTATTCGTCGCCGTAAAGGGACTCCTCAGATGCGGTATTCTTACCAACCAAAGAAAATGATTTATCGCCAACTTTCGTAGCAGCCCAACTTTTAAGAACCGATAGCACAGCAGCAAATCCAGAAGCTGCAACCAACTTCCAGTTGCTTACTCCCATGTCAAGGAAGCTGTTACCACTGATTGTGGCTACTGCTGCTTGCACGAATGTTGCTCCGCATCTTTCAAGTAAATCTAGATATTCTTTCATCGTAATAACGCCTTCCAAGTATTTGGTCCAACTACGCCGTCAACATATAGTAGCCGACGCTTCTGGAACTCCACAACAGCCTTTCGAGTAAGTCTGCCATAATCCGAATCTATCTTGTACCGATATAATCCTTTAGCAGCCAACAACTGTTGCACTACTTTAACCGCTGCTCCTTTAGATCCTTTCTTCAAAGGATGGGCAGTAACCAAAGCCTCTATCTCAGCAAACGCAGCAGCAATACCTTTAACGTCTTGCTTTACTGTTTTAGTAGCTTTCGTACCTTTCAAAGCAGGCGCATCAAACCATTTAACTTTGCCATTAACAACTTTACAAGGCTGATGATGCCACCATTCGCCTCTAACATACGCAACCATGCCATAAGATTTAGCTATGGCGTTCACTTGAGAAGTACTAATACCACGACCAGTAATTCTAAAATCAACGGCATAACCCCAGTTATCAAACGCTGGTTGTTGCATGTGATAAGAACCTTGAAACCCTGAAGATGTTTTACGATCAGGGTTAGCAGCTAGGTTAAACCCTGCTTTACCGCTTTTGTATCCGTCGTAGAAGTATTTTTGTTGTGCGTAGGTTCGTACCCCTGATACGACTTTGACTTTGTTGCGGATACGACTGTCTCTAAAGAATGCTTCTAGTCTGCGTTTGAACTCTGGGTGTAGTAGTTCGATGTTAACGTGTTTACTGGTCGTCGGTATCATCTTGTTGTTCTGTTAGCTTTCTGATTTGTACTGCTTGTACGCAAATCTTTAGTTGTAGTGGGTATTGTTTTTCTAGTTCTTGGAGTATTTCTACTGGGCTTAGTTCCATTTACTTACTCACCTGCATCCGCATCAATTTCCGCATTCTCATATTCTGTTACTAATTTACCATTAGTATCAGTCAAACTAGAGTCAATTATTGCTTGATCTTTACGTTCACCTATAACCATCCAATTACAAACTGCCCCATCTGGTCCGCTAATTGTCAATGTCTTTCCTGAAAGTGACCAAGTGACAGCGTTACCTGAACTACTAACCATAGACCAAGTATTTGTGTTGAGTGCTTCCCAAGTTCCAGCAGTTATGTTTGAAACTGTGTCAAGATCAATCGTTGCTGAACTTCCTGAAATTGTGACTGTGCCACGATAGATGTTGTCACATGTTGGACCTTCAATAAATGAATGTCTTAGTCGCCAGTCGCCACCTTTAGTTGGATGCGGAATGTCAAATGAGCCTGATGTTTTTGAAATAGAACCCAATATAGATGTGTTACCTCTAAGTTGTATTAAGTTTAATCTATCAGAACCGCCTCTTGGTCCAATATAAAAGTCACCTTCTATTGGACCACCAAACCAAAGACGAGTGTTATCTGATCCTGTCCCAGTGTTGTCAGCATAAATGTTGTATCCCTCTTGGAAGTTGATTTGAAAGTTTGATGAACCTGCTGTTGTATTAGTTAAGTTAATTTTTGCATTTCCCCATAACTCAAGATCATCTTCTGCTTGATCCCATAACAAGAAAGCTCCACTTTCTGCACCAAAGAATTTTACATTATGACCAGTGTCATCCACTCCTACAGTTAAAGTACCATCAAGTTGAGTATTAGCGTCAACATCTACATTGCCATCAATGTTAACAGTGCTACTAAACGTAGTCGCCTTAGCAACCGTAATAGCCTCAGAACTATCAGTAGTCACAAACGTAATATACGCATTATCAGCTTCCTCAATAATCAAAGCAGAAGCCTGATTATCAGGAATCTTAATAGAGTTCTCACCAGCATTCGTAAATTGCAACGCACCATCAGCGCCACCAGACAACACCAAATCACCAGCAATATCAGCAGAGCTAGACAAATCAAGCGTAGCTGCATCCAACTCACCAGTTAGCGTAACATTACGGAAACTAGCAATATCTTTACTAGCGTCAACAACAACAGCCTTAGACGCAACCACCGTTCCAGCAGTAGAACCATCAAGCAAATTAAGTTCAGCAGCACTCGACGTAACCGCAGTAGAACCCAAAATTAAATCACCTTCAGGAATCGTAACATCATCAACAAACGTAGGAGTCGTATCCCAAGCAGAAGTACCAGCACCAGTACCAATCAACACAGCACCAGAAGCAGCCGTAGTATCACCAGTACCCAACTTCTCCTCAATCTGCAACACAGCACCATTCACATTATTATGAACAGTCGCATGGTTAGGCGAATTAAGATTATCAGAATCCGCTATATTATCAGGAAGCTCATCAGGGTCACGGTCTAACGCACCCGGAAATCTAGTTGCCATCATTCACCTCTTATGGAGTTAAGTCAATCGTAAAAATACCGCCAGCAGCAAACGTAATCGTAAACGTTCCGTTACTCGACGAAAAATCAGAACCAAAATCAATGTATGCAATAAGCGGATCATCAGTTAAAGAATCATCATAAATCACAGCGCCCCTAGCACTTGTGATTGTTGCAGATGACCATGATGTGTCAGCAGCATCAAACTTAATCGTGCCACTTGTCTGAGTTAAAGCCAAACTACTTAACGTGTTACCACCAGCAGTATACCCTGACCCAGAAACCTCATTAGAAACGTCACCCTTGAAATCATGCGCCCCAAAATCAGGAGTGTACGATGACGTAACCAACATAATCTTAATTGTGTCACTGTCTAGATCTAACGCAAGAGTGTTCTTCAAAGCGTTAAGAAAAGTTATTCCATAAAGACCACTAGCCATCAGCGTTCTCCTCATCAGTTACAACGCTGGCTTGTATCGTCTCAGCCGCTATAACTACATCTACTTGTTCATCTTCCATGATGTCCAATAATAATATAATCAAATAAAGAAAGATAGAGGGTAGGCCAACCTCCCAGTAAAGTCAGCCTACCCTACTACCTAATTAAGAACTATTAGTTAGTTCCTATTGAGGATGATGTTTCAATCCTTCGAATACATTCCTCACGGAATCTTCCGTATCCTACAAGATGATACCAACCTACTGTGTTGAATCGACGTAAGCTGTCGGTTACAGGACCGAACACTACGCTTGGATCAGCACCGAAACCGGCTGCCCGGCTGTGTGCTTTCGCAAGAGCTTGTCTACCAACTATTACAGTTTTGTATTCATCAACGTTAGAAGCACCAGCGTCAGCGGTTAGCGTAATTCTTGGTGTTTCAATGAAGTCAACTCCACCGAATGTACCAATGCTACCGTTTCGGACACCTGCTCCGTCTTGACGAATTTGGTGTTGGATAACGTCAGTTACTGCTGTAGCTGCACGAAGATCGAAAGAAACGTCAGGGTGGATAAATCCAACGTAAACGTTTCCGTCAAATGCAGGTGCAGAAGCGGCTCGTAGGTTAGCAACAGCTTTACGGATAAGACCAGCGGTAACAATGTCACCTGCTGCTAGTTCTCCTGTAGCTGTAGCATCGCCACCGAATAGTACGTTGCTTCCTTCTGTAACAATGTCGTGAACAATCTTATCAAGACTGTCACCCATGTTGTAACCGATAATGTTCGCAGCGTCAGCGTCTATGTTTAAGAAGCTGGTTCCACGGGCTTTAGCGGTGGTTTGTATTGTATTACCGTACTCAGCAAGTGTTACTGTAACTTGTGCGTCACCCATTGTTGATGGTGTGAGGTCAGAAGTTTCAGATATTGCTGAAGTAGCTTGTGATAGGTCACTGTACTTTGTGAACTTAACGCTTGCACCAGCGTGCGATTGGTTTGTGGTTTTCACATCGCAAACCATCTCAAAGAGAGGTTGTGATCGCAACGCAAAGTAAGCGAGCTGTTCAAATGCTGCGTTACCAGCGGAGTTCAGCGAACTCATTTGTGTTATTGCCATTAGGCTATTCTCCAATTAAATTTTGGAGCCTACCTTACGTCATTGCGTTAATAGTAAAACCGTTAGATTCCAACAACTGTGTTAATTCAGCAGCGTTTGTAGTTTGTTTAATTAAACTCTCAAATTGAGGATCTGCCACAGGACCAGCATCATCACTTGCCTCAGCGATTCTACGCTCCGCTTCGACTTGCTGTGCAAACTGCGCCTGTTGCTCCGAATAAGACGTATTCGCTTGGTTTACCGTATTTGATAAACCTGCACTAGTAGCCTCAGCCTGTATCGCTTCGACAGATAGCTCGCCTTCGTAGCCTTTCATAAAATACTCAGTCATTTTATCCGTTGGATTCAGACCAGCATCACGAAACACTTCTTTGCGTTGCATCTGCTCGATTTGCGCTTCAAGCTCAGTAGTCCTCGCTGCTTTCGCTTCGAGTTCTCTACGCCAATTCTTGGATTCGGTACTAGAAACTTCTTCTGTTTCAGTAGACTCTGTTTCCATTATGTCACTCACCTTCTAATACACGCTAACAACGGTGGAATGCCAGCGGAGTTTAATTTTTGTGTGAACGGCTCACCCTCTTAATGGGGCAGATCACATAACTAAATATAAGCAAATTAACGGTTTGCGTCTACAACCTACTGATTTTGTGCTGTTCCAAGACCCGAAGCGCCCATACCAGTAACTAAACTTCCGCTTGATCTTTGCCCTGCTGCTTGCCTACGTTGACGCAACCTGCGTATCTCAGCAGTAGCTTCTGAATCTAAACCAAACGCTGAAGCAGCTAATTGCGTAGAAGTCGCTGCCTGTTGCTCACCAAAAGTAGTTTGAGTAAGTCCTGCTTGTTGCCCTAAACGTTGCGATATTTCACGCTGTTGCACATTCTGCCCAGCTAACTGTCTAGCAACATCAGTTTGGATACCTTGCCCTGTAGCTTGCAAAGCTGCTGCTGATAAACCAGCAGACTCAACTTGCAACCGTTGTTCAATAACGCTTACGCCACGTTCAGGATCAAGAAAATATGCTACAAGTTCCCCGTCGTTTTCAACGCCTATACCATACATGTCTTGCAACTGCGTTTTAAGTTCAGGGTTAATGTTAGCTACTGCTGTAGCAGCCATTGAAACTCGCTCAGTCATTTCAGCAGCGGAAACATCATTTCCTATGAATTCTGCAAAGTCATCAGGGTTATCATAAAAGTTTGCAGGTAGTCCTGCTGCTGCCATTGTTTGCCGGTAATTGTTTTCTAGCCGTATATATTCTGCTGGGCTAATAGCTGGCAAACCTAGTTTACTGCGAGTCTCCATACCCTTAAAACGCTCTCTAAATAAGTCAGTGTCTTTTATTTGAATCATTACACTTTCGCTAGAAGAACCTTCCATTAAAAATCGGTAAGCATCATTCGCTAAGTCTCCTAAACCATAACCAGTTAAAGCATCTTTAATAATTGTTAGCGCATCTCTGTCATCTTGGGTTTCTTGCGCTTGCATAACAGCGTCATCGTCTACAACAGTTACCGGATCGCTTGCAGGTGGAGTTGGTGGACCGGCATCAGGGTTTTGTTCATTAAAAAGATCTAATAAACTTTGCCCTATATCCAGAAAATCTGTTCCTACTCCTCCACCTCTTGTATCTCCAAAACCCATTACGCTACCTCCCCAAACGTTTGACCAATAGAGAACGCCAACGCCCTCGCCTGATCCTTAGCATCATCAGTCTGTTGCCACTCAGGAGTAGCACGAACAAACTTCCTGACCTCAGAAAGAGTCATCGGCCCAGAAGCAGTCCCAGTATCAGGCATAAACTCAATAACATCAGAGAACTCTTCCAACATATTCACTTGCCTACCAAGCATTTGCTCAATCTGATACTTATACGGAGAAAAATACTGATCCGGCGTAACTCCCATTTCGTTAATAACTTTATCTAACGTCGGGAACCTAGAAACCGCAGTCGCTTTCAAATACTGCTCGTACTCCTCGTTAGTTGCTTCACCCGTATATATCTGTTCTGCCCAATCCTGAGCCGTCACATCATCTATCGGTGTGTAATACTTGTACGCAAGTTGCTGGATAGCGTCTTTAGCAGCACCAAATCCAGAAATATCACTTTGCATCTTCCCGTACTGCAACTGGCCCAACACAGCTTCCCTAATAGCCTCTTGGTCCTCACTATCACCAAATCGCATAAGGTTCTTCGCTAAATCAAATTGTTCTTCGTCTGATAATTCAAAACCAAGGAATTGGGCTTCTTTAGAAAGTCTGTCTGTTAATGGCTCAAGAAACTCTGTTCTTTCTGGTTCACTCATGTCTCCCCATGTAGCGTCAAATGCTCTCATGGATCTGTCAGTTGTTTGCCACCATTCTGTTTTCTGTAATAA